GCTGTTCCTCTGCCATTCTACTTTACATCCTCTGCCGGGATTCGGACTGCCTGCTGCCCGGTGTAATCTTCCCACCGCTTCACGATCACATCACAGAATCTCTCATCCAATTCCATGATGAATGCCGTCCTTCCCAGTTGTTCTGCGGCCATGAGGGTGCTGCCGCTTCCACCGAACAGATCCAGTACATTCCATCCGGACTTACTGGAATTGGTTATGAATTTTCCGACCAGTGCGATTGGCTTCATGGTCGGGTGTATGTCATTCCTTGTCGGTTTGTTCTCGTAAATAACAGAGGTCTGATCTCTGTTTTTCCTGCGGAGTTCTTCCAGATATGCCACAAGTTCGTTTTTCTTCATGGCACTGAAATCTATATCATCTTCCAGAATGACGGTATCCTGTGTCCTGTCATTGATGAAGTAATGCGCCGCACCCTCTTTCCATCCATACAGACACGGTTCGTGTCTCCACTGGTAGTCCTGTCTGCCGAGGACGAATGCGTTCTTTTCCCAGATTAAGCACTGGGCGAGTTTCAGTCCTGCGTCAAGGAATGCCTGTCTGAATATGTGCCCGGTACTCTCTGCGTGGAATACATAGATTGCTGCCCCGGCTCTCATAAATTCATAGGCACTCTGATAGGTTGCCAGTAAGAACGAATAGAAACTCTGGTTGTCCATATTATCGTTCTTGATGTGATTGATGTTGCGGTGTCCTTTGGCAGGGAGGTACTCATCGAGCATCTCTGCCTTGTCTCCGTAGTTGACATTATATGGCGGATCAGTGACGACAAGGTCTGCGATTTCTCCATTCATCAGAACCGCCATGTCATCCTGCGATGTACTGTCTCCGCACATGAGCCTGTGTCTGCCCAGTAGCCACACATCTCCGAGTTTGGTTACTGGTTCGGCTTCCGCCTGCTCCAGTGCTTCGTCCTCATTGAAGTCATCGTCCACTGCTTCCGGCTCGATAGCGAGTTTGTCCACCAGTTCCGTGAGGTCGTTCTGCTCGAAGCCTGTCAGTGATATGTCGTAATCTCCGAGGTCGAGGTCAAGCAGGAGGTCTTTCAACTTCACTTCATCCCATTCGCCTGTAATCTTATTCAGTGCGATGTTCAGAGCCTTCTCTCTCTGCTTGTCCAGAGCCACCACGACCACGTCCACTTCCTGGTATCCGAGGTCTTTGAGGACGGTTGCCCTCTGATGGCCGCCTATGATAGTTCCATCCTCATTTATGATGATGGGGTCAACGTATCCGAATTCTTCAATGCTCCGCCTTATTTTCTGGTATTCCGCATCGTCCGGGGTCAGTGCTTTTCTTGGATTGTATTCTGCTGCCTTTAAGTCAGCCAGTTTCCTGCGTTCAGTTCTCAGTTTCTGGTCCATTTCCAAGCCTCCTTCCCGCTTTGCGTAACGAAATGGTTAAAAATTTTTTTATTTTATCGGCAAAAAAGCCGCGCCTTCCTCGCCCCGCATTGCATTTTGGGTCTGGGTAGTACCTACGGCGATGCCGTGCCCCGCCTGCACGCAAAAGAGGACACAGCGCAGGCTCTGATGCCTTGTGCCATGTCCTCTCTGAGGGGAGCAAGTGGAGTGGTTGGGTGTGACCGTGTGGTCCGTCCCCTTGTGCTCCACGCTACTACTATAGCACACCTCGATGTACTCTTGTGTACTCTCTTGTGCTTTCTTCTGTGTGCTGTGCTTCTGTGTGGTGCTGTGCCCCTGTCCTGTGGTGTGCCTTGTGCCTTGCCTGCCCTGCCTGTGGTGCGTCTGCGTGGTGCTGTGGCTGTGGTGTGTGGGTGCGTCTTGCCCCCCTGCTCTCCCTGCCCCTGTGGGTGTGTGCTACGGTGTACCCCTGTACCCCTGTGCTTTTCCTGTCTTTTTTCTGGACATAATACCTGCCCCATATATAGGGGTGCTATATGCGGGCCTTATACGTTCCCTATATACGTGCCCTATTTTTTCAAGGCTTGCTATTTATGATCCGTTCTGTACACACAGTAAAAGCCGGCCCTTGGATTCCGAATGTGGATTTCCAAAAGTCGGCTTGAATTTTCGATGTTCTATTTTTTCTTTTTGCGGAACTTTCCCCGGTAAAATTTCCGGCTTGATATTTCCGTGATTATTTTTACTGATTTTTTCTACGCTCTATACTGCGTGGATCTGAAAAAGTCGCCAAGATATATCCGATGATTTCGCTTTGGACATGGTTCGTAAATACAAAATATCCACGATGGAATTCCAGTAGTCCTTCTCTGGATAATTCGCTTTTAATCTTCTGCGTCAGTTTCTCCAATGATCCTTCTTCGATATCTCTTTCTATATCGTAATATCCGCCATACATTGCGCTTTCAAAATAGGCGAAGGCTTCATCGCTTAGTCCTGCCAGTTTATCTGCGAACCCTCGCTTCTGAACGTCCTTGTATATTCCGTATTCCAGTGCCAACTTGTACATATGCACACATGGCAGCTTGTGTTTCTTATAATCTTCGCAATCGCATCCTGCCATGGTACAATGATGCACTTCCTTGGTATGTTTGTCTGTCATCGTTCCTTTGAATTTTAGGAAGCCTTTTTCTATCTTGACCTCTCCGATTCTGTCTCCGATGACTGCGTGTTTTAATACCGCCAATTGCGGTCCATTTTTTGTATCTGTGTAATCTTTCAATCCCATATTGCTCCTCCTTTTAAGGGGTAGAATTTATCATCTGACAATAAGCTATTTTGTCAGTACAATTCTACCCCCCCCCTACTCCGAAGTCAAGCAATTTCAAGGCTTTGAGGGTTCTTGGGAGGAGGCGAATTCCTGTAAAATTGACTGTACTTTTTTGTATGTAAGCAGCTTGTCAATTCCTGCGTTGTAGTATTTGTTGCACGGGGTCCTTGTCATGTTTGCTTCCTTGCATACCTGCTTCCAACTTAGGCAGTCGATGTGTCTGTATTCCAGTATGCTTCGTTCCGTGGAGTCTGTTGGTAAAAAATCCATGATCTTCATCACATTCAGCATGGTCTTTGCCATCTCTGCTTTCTGTGATTCGATTCTGTCCTCGATCTCCATCGCACGGATGACCTGCGTTGCCGGTCCGTCTCCTACGCTGTTGGTCTGGCTGCGTGGCACTGGGGAGTATTGCATCCCCTTTGTGCCGAGCATATTTTCTCTGAAAGTACGAAGTCTGGCTTCCAACTGCTTCTTTTTCATCTTGGCATAATAATATTGTCCGAGGTACTGTTTGAGAAGCAGTTTTTGTTCTTCTACCCCATTTGCCATGCTGTCTGGTGTCATAGTTTTCCTTCTTTCTAATCCCTGGGTTTGTCCTCCGCAAGGAAGTATGCTTTTCCACCGAGTATCCTTACCTGCTTGAGTACCCGGTCTTTGTTCTCCCAGTCTCGTATCTCTACTCCACGCTCCTGCAGGATGTTTATCTGCATTTCAATGGATGAGAGCATTGCTGACACCGGAAGTTGTCTCATTACCTGCGTTGCGTCCGCCAGACTGGAATTCATCCCGAATGGCTTACGCTTTGGTTTACCTTTTGCCATTGTCTCCACCTCTTTTCCGCCAGACTCCCCTTTTCATGTATTCACATCTCACGATGTAATACCAGAGGAAAAATCCGATGATTGTGTCCTCGTTGCTCGGTCTGGTTGTTCCGTAGAACCACAGTTCCAATCCCTGCCATAGCATACCGATCAGCAACCACTTGAATGTCGCTTTCATGAGTGCGTACTCACGGATTTCGTTCTCACTCATTTCTTACCACCTGCCATTTCACGGATTATTGTGCGGACGATATGACCGATTACCTTTGGCTCATCCCAGTCGTCCGGTCCGCTTAATATGCACCCGCATATCTTGTGCTCCCCGAACTTCTCCACATTGAATGGGCAGCCATCGCATGAGGGGTGTGTATATTCATGATCCGTTCCCTTGCCTTCGATTACCTCATGCGTGTACTTCCTGCAGATAGTCGCTGCTTCTGTCATAAACTTTGCCCAGTAGAATACCCACTTTGCATTGATCGCCTTTTTAAATATCTTACTCTGCCTACTGATTTTCTTTTTCAGTCTCATCCTCTGCCTCCTTTAATTTCTGCCCGCACCACGGACAGTGCGGATATAATTCCCTGCCTTTTCTGTATGGATTAATAACGGCTGCACTTTCGCAGTTCGGGCATACCATCGTAGTATCTCCGAATGTATCCGCTTTCTGCTTGAGCGGTTTAGGGACGTCTTTCTCGCTGATCACTCTGTAACATTTCAGCTTGCGCTTGATGATATTATGATTAAATTCCACACCGCAGTTATTGTTGCCATCCTCATACCATACTCCGTGCAGGAATGGAATGCCTGCCCATCTTCCGATGCTATCACACATTACAACTCCGTATGCTTCCTCATCCGGACACCACACTGGCTGTCCTGCCATTTCCTTTAATTCCTCGATTGTCAATGGTTTCTGCTCCATCATCGCTCCTCCCATTCTTCACAATCCTTGCCGTCATTGTATGCCGTTTCTAATGCAAAGCCTTCTGCACTCTCATTGAAACATTGAAACTCTCCACAGCATTTTTTGTGCCAGTAACAGGTGCCGCAGCACTTATTCTCATTGTCCATCCTGTATCCCTCCTTCCCAGTTCCACAATCCCTGCTTGCCCCTTGCCGGAATTGGCTTGTTGAATAATATTGCATCTGCCATTACCCATGCGTACCTGCCGATGGTATAATCTCCGAATGCTAATTCTGCCGGATTCTCTCTTTGCAGTTTTCTTCGATAGGCTTCATCGATTTGGAAACAGTCCACGAGGTTTGCTTTTCCAACGATTACTCCTGTTGGTAGCTCATTGACCACTCCCGCTTTCTGGAAGTGTTTCAATTCTTCCATCGGGATATGTAGCAGGATTCCACTGTGATCTGTTTTGGCTGCGTGGATGAGGATTTCTCCACGATAGCTTGTTTTCCATGACCGTGTTTCGTTATGTTTCTGCCCAGTCGCCAATAGCGTTGCCCATGGTTGCCATACTGTTATTGCTTTCACGATTCTTTCACTTCCTCCTTCTGTAATATGCCTTGATAATCTGTCTATATCTGCGCATTGGCTTTTTGAGGATTATGATGTTGAGGTGTTCGTCAGACACCGCCATATCATTGACTGGCTTTATTTTTACTCTCATCTTCCGCTCACTCCCTTCTTTAAGGCGCACATAGTGCAGAGTCCTTTTGCTCCCTGCGCCTTGGCTACTTCTGCCAGTGGCAGTTCCCAACACTGTGCACCGCACTCCGGGCACTTGGTCAGCTTCCAGTTCTTGCGTCCTGTTGGCACATTTACCTTCAGCGGCATACAGTAATATCCGCCACAGTCAGTTGCTTTTCTCGGTTCGATTGCTACTCTCATTCTGTTTGCTCCCTTGCTATTTCTGTGTCAGTTCCGGCAGCAGGATTTCTGCTACTTCCTTTTCCGAAGTGACTACCCATGCCCTACCGCCTGCCTTGCGGATCTGCTTTATCGTCTGCTCCTGCATCTTACTCAGCACCCCGATGAATGGCCGCTTGACCTCGAATCCGTAATACCTGCCATTGATGACGCAGGTAATGTCTGGGATTCCCTGTCTGGAGTACGGGCCGGCTGCTTCTTTCCATGCGATGGCATTTGGTGCGTTATCCTTTATCCAGTCGAGGATTTTCTTCTGGAAGTAGCTTTCCTTTGGCATCTTCTCCCGGATGAATTTGTCGGCTGCTTCCCTGGTGCTTATACCCTTGTTATGCTCTATGGTGTAGTCCTGCAGTTCCTCGTAGGTTCTGAAGGAGGTATAATCCAGTTTTCCGCCACGCATTACATGGCGGATTGCTTCCTCTGCTGTTGGGTCTGGATACCCTTCTGCGTTCTTTGCTGTCATCGTCTGCCTCCTTAAAATCTGGCGGACACTCTCCCTGTGATGTGGAGTTTTCCGTTTTTCTCTACTGCATTGAAGTATCGGTGTCCTTTTACCACCTCTGCCGCCAGTTCGTCTGTGAGTGTGACGATTCTGCGGTAATTGCCGCCCTTGGTTGTGATAAGTGCTCTTTCTTTATCCCACACTGGCTGATTGTTTTCTCCCATGACGACTTTCTCTACTCCATCTTCCACTACCAGTTTCGGTACTGCTTCAATCTTGATGATCATGTCTCTCCATCTCCTTTTCGATTTCTTCTTTATGTTCCTCGTAAACCCTGCACTCAGTACAGGGTTTTTCCGGCTCTACGCATTTGTCCGAAAGAATGATACAAAACCACGGCAGGCTTCCTTTGCGCTGCTTCTTGGCTCTGGCTCGCTCTCTCATCTGGGACAGCAGTTCCATCATGCTCATACTGGTGTCGCCTCCTCAAATACCGGGGCGGTTGCCTCCTGCATGGTCGGCTGATCTGCGTATTCCGCTGATCCGTTGTCTGCGTATGCCAGCTTGTTCCCCTCATTGTTTTCCATGAAGTGACTTGCCTGTGTGTCTGCGGAATGCAGTGCCCAGATCATCGGGTATCTGTCGACTGCATTGTTGAATGATAAGGTGTCGGCTTCGGTGTATCCCATGTGCCATCTGATTGCATATCTTTCTACTGGCTGAAGCTTCATGTATTCCTCGATCATCATCACAGACTTTTCTCCGTGACCGTATGGAATCTTGTCGTCCACTGCGAATGCTTCGTACTGCTCCCACTTTCCATTGACCTTGCGGTTTCTGATTTCCGTTGTGTAGAAGTAGGTCTTGCAGATGTCATGGAGCAGTGCCATGATGATCACATTTTCCTCTGTCACTCTGGCTGCCGGAACTCCTGCGACCTCGTATGAGTATGTGCCGTCATCGTTCTTTGTGAGGTTCGCCCTCAGCGCATCCAGTACATTGAGTGAGTGCTGCAGCAGTCCGCCTGTCACTGAAAGGTGGAATCTGGTGCTTGCAGGTGCTGCGTACATATCACTCTTTCTGATAAATGCCATCAGTTTGTCCACTCCATCTCTTGTTACCTTTGCCATCTCTGCTTCAAATCTGTTGATGTTTGCCTGTCTGTTATCCATTGTTTTGCTCCTCCTGTTCTACTGCATCTGGTCCTTCGCCATATTCTTTGGCACATCTTTTACTGTCTGGGTGTAAAAACATACATGCTCCCTCTGTTATTTAACACTCCCATCCGTGGTACTCATCCGTTGGTACCGCTGCTTTGCATCCCATCTGCTTCCTCCTTATTTCTTAATCCCTCAGCCAGAATGTGGCACGCTCCGGCTGTGATGATCATTCTCTGTTCTGATTCCCACTCTGGTTTCTTCTCCCAGATGTTCTGTTCCTGGTCTACAAGGAACTCTTTTGTCAGATCGTTATAAATCTTCGGTGGCGGTCCGTCCTCATCGAAGCACTCCGGTGCTGCGTATAAGCAGCAGTGTTGTTGCCAGTAAGGTATCCACAGATTCCAGACTGCTATTCTGATTTCTTCCACCACCTGTAGGAATTTCTCGACACTGTATTCCTTGTAGAGTGTCCTGCCGAGTTCCTTGCCTGTTCCGGCTCTCCGTTTTTCCTCAAGCATTTCCTGTATCTGCTTTATGAGAACCTGTCCGGCATCATCGTTTTTTATAACGATGTCCTGTCTGATTCTCCTGCCGGAGATCTGATCCGCTACTTCCTTAATGCTATCCTTTAGTTCCCGGTACGGTTTTTTGTACTTGGTCTTTAGGAGTTCCTTTGGCACATTCTCGTCATTCTTTTTCAGTGTCTCCAGTAGCGATTTCAGCTTTTCTTCATCCTTTTGGATGCTTTCATCTTCCATTCGCACCACCCTTTCTTTCTCCGAACACCTAATGCCCAATTTTTCCACCGCACACCTAAGTGTTCATTTAGGTGTTCAGTGTGAAACCCTTGATTTTACTGGCTTTATCGGGGTTACTAAACACCTAACACCTAATTTTTGAAATACACCATGTTTTTTTAGTGATTTCTGTGACTAACCCTTCATGCAGTCACACAATTTTCCGTAAATACAATAAAAATAGTGATTTAGGTGTTTTAGGTGTTTAGATGTTATTAAAAGCCTTGATTTTACTGGGTTTTTTACTAAACACCTAACCGAACACCTAACTAAACACCTAATTATAGGTGTGCGGTTTTTTTAAGGTTTTTTATAACTTTTTAGCGATTTTGGTCACATAATTTCCAGTCACACAATTTTTTCTGCTCCATGGTTTTTGTGACTAAATCGCAAATTCTGTGACTAATTGAACGGAAGCTTATCTGCTTCCTCATCGGGTATGGTCTGCCATCCGTCACCCATTCCCGGCAGATTCATCTGCTGCGGTTTCATCTGCTCTGCGATTTCTTCCTCCTCCAGTAATGGGTCCTTTTCCTCTGCGAGGTCGCCCAGGTGGAATTCCACAAAGCGACAGTTTCGGTTGTTAAACCATTTTGTTACGGAGTTCTTTGTACTGCCGTCCTTAAGGACTGATACTCCGATCAGACCCTTATCTGCGAGGTATTTCAGTGTCTTTCTGGATGAGTACCCTGCTTTCGTGAGTGCCTGCGTCAGCATGGATGGGAAGATGTATGCGTTCTTGTTCTGGATCATGCCAAGGCACGTTCCGAAGGCTTTCTCTCCGAAGCTGTCCTTGTTTGACAGTATCCAGTCCACGATGTACTGCGTGGCATTCTCGTTTACATCTCCGGTGTCTGCGTTCATCTGCTCCTGCAGGATGTTCCTTGCCATCTCTTTGGCTCTTTCCCATGAAACCGGATCAATTTGCAGACATTCCGTATTGTTTTTGGCTGATTCCGTATCAAATTCTCCATTTTCGTACCGTTTCAGCCATTCTCCGTTATTAAATACCCATGTGTCGATGATTGCGTCTGCCAGTGCCACCGCTGCGATGCCTGCTATGTGTGATCCGCTCTTTCCTTTGCTGATCTGGTATACATACTGCATCATTTCATCGTATTTCTCCGTGATGCTTCTTTCGTCTGTGTGCAGGAGCATTCCGATGTAAGCCGGCCCTGCCCATCCGCAGTTCATTCCAGACTGCTGATGCATGACGGAGGCTTCCCTCTCATCGTCAAATGGTCCGCCGTATATTTCAAGCACACGGGTGCTTACACCTGTCTGCGATGTTTCTGTTGATAGTGGTTCTTCTCCGGTTGCCAGTGCCACGGTTCTCCATGTCTGTGTTGCCTGTATACCACCGCTCTTTGCACCTCGTATCTTTCCTGTACCACTGGCGATCATGTACACGATTTTCTCCAGTGAGTTCTGGTTGTTTCCTGCCAACTGTCGCTCATCAATTCCCAGTGGGAGGTCGCAGTAAAAGGATGCGGTTCTCTCCAAGCCTACCTGTGTTGCGTTAAAATTTACCATCAGTCTTTCCGGGTCGCCCCATACGGAGAGTGCTGCCTTAAGTGCTGCGGTCTTTCCGCCTTTTGAACCGCCCCAGTTGTACACGAAGAATATTCGCTGCTTTATGATCCGCAGGAGCGGTGCTGTGAAACTGGCCGCCAATATGAACCGGAACTTGTCTCTGCTTCGGTGTGGCTTTATCATTTTGAGCCAGTCCGCCATTGTTCCGTTCTGGCAGTATGCCGCTGCCATGCCCCTCTGCGATGGGTCAATGTCCAGAACGATATCCTTGTCATGCCCCGGCACGAAGCGTTTTCCGGATTGCCATCCGAATGTACTTGTGGAGTCTGCTTTTTTTATGATGTCTATGTTCTCGGCTTCCAGTGCCGCCAAGAATTTTACGATGTGCTTTGCATTCTCCGATGTGACGGTGCATCCTAAGTCTGCCAGTGCTGTGATGGCTCTGGATGTGAAAATGGTGCTTCGTGGGTAGATTGCCTTGTGCCACTGCCCATCCCTCTTGAATGCTACCTCTATCTTTTCCTCTCCTGTTTCCATGCTCCGCAGTCGCTGCGTGATAATGATCGGGGTTCTGCATACCATGACTGGTGCGTACTTCTTTTCATCGATCACACTGATTCCCTTTTCTGAATAAATCCAACCTTCCGGCTGTCTTAAGTTCACAGGTGCTCCCTCGACCGCTTCCGGGATGTTATCTTCCTCGATGTCTATCTGCTCTGCGTTGCTGATTGCTTTTCGGATCTTCTCGGCCGCTTCCTCTTTGCCATACTTCATATAAACTTCCGATGGGTCCTTGCATCCGAGTGTCCGACAACTCCATTTGTATACTTCTCCTACGAACTTTCCTTCCCGGAGTGCCCTTGTGACTTTTGCGAGGAATGCTTCCCCGCCTTTGTCCGGCTCTACATGGATGTAAAGTTTCAAATCCTGCAGGACTCCTGCCCAGTCTGCTCGCATCATGGACGCTCCCGGTATTCCGAGTGTGCTGATTCCCATGTACCACATGGACTGGGAATCGCTCTCGCCCTCGACCAGTGCTGCGTATCCGATATTCCTTATGGCTTCTATCTGCCATAATCCATACATACACAGCCTGTCTGTCTTTCCATATTCCCACCGGAACTGCTTTCCGCCGTATCTCTTACGGTGCAGTGCCAGATTTCTTTCTGCATCAAAGTATGGTATGTATAAATACTGGACTCCGTTTCGGTTTTTCTTTGTCTGCAGGCAGCATTGCTCTTTCAGCCAGTCCTCTGGGAGACGCTTCTCAAATGAATACTGGGACACGGTGTAGTGATCCAGTCCTGGTTTCTTCTCTTTTGGTTTCTCCTGCGGCTCATTCAATGCTCCATACTTTTCCAGTATCTGCTTATAGGCTTCCTTGGTATCCAGTCCATTCAGCTTTGCATAAAATGTGACGAAGTTTCCGCCCTCATCCTCTGCGAAGCAGTGCCACATTCCGGTCTTTAAGTCTACCGAGAATGAATTGGCACGGTCGTCATGGAACGGACACAGACCTGTGAGGTTGTCGCCTGTGATCTTGTGCTTTTTAATAACGGAGCAGTATTCAGTTTTATAATCTACCAGACGGTCTAAATCGACCTCCGCTGCCTGCTGCATATTATCGCTCCAATCTACTAAGTATTACCTGTTCCAGTCCAAGTCTTGTGAAATTGATTGACTTGCCCTGCATCATGAGTTTGTTCGTCATGTAGTCGATTTCCTCATTCATTCCCTCGCTGATCACATTATCCACGGTCACTACGAGGAATTCCTTGCACTGCATCATCAGACGCTTACCTGCTTCCATTCCGAAGTATCTCTCCTCGGCGATGGAGTCATCCATAAATCGTGGGAAGTAAAGGTGTGGTGCAATCGGTATCTTCCCTTCACTGACTACCTTATTTGCTGCCCACTTCGCCACTCTGATGTTTTCTTCCAGTTCCTCTCTGGTATCTGCCCTGTATCTGCTGCAGATATAGCACATCGGCATGAGTGCCGGATTTCTATTCTGTAACTCTCCCGGATAGCACTGTCCTGCGTACTTCCATGGCGAGTATCTGTTCTCTTTGTATATGGTGTCATAGATTGGCAGATTGCCTACGATGTCTGCGACCTCGCTCATCTGGATCATAGTATCCGTCTGGTTTCCTGCGTTCTCTCTAAAGTTGTAAACCATAGCCGCTTCCACGATATCTCCCGGCATTAAGCATTCGTCATCGTATCTGCCGGTCCAGTTATCAAATAATATCTGCATACTGTGCCTCCTTTGGATAATACCAGGAGCGTTTCCGCTCCTGGCTTGGTCTGCCTTAGTTGAACGGCAGATTTGCGTCTCCGTCTACATTCTGAAACTCTGACGCATCCACGGCGGCTCCGGCGTTGTAGTCTGCTTCGTCTACTTCCGGGATATTGCCTGCCATGGCTTTTACATTCTCCGCCATTGCCTTGGCTTCGGCTTTCTGTTCGTCCGTCAGCTTACTAACAAATGTGAAGGCCGCTCTGGAATATGTAATGCCGTCTGCTGACTTTTCTTTTTTCAGCGTGATCTTGGTTACCGCTTCGTAGCAGCGGAGTCCTTTGAGGAGGATTCGCTTGCCGATGTAATCTCTAATGTATTTCAGAGAGGTCGGTGGTAATGCGAGGATAATCGGCACAGGGTTGCTTTCCTGCAGGATGTAACATCTGTGGATGTTCTTGCAGGCTTTTCCTGCTCCGGCACTTCCGAACTGGTTATGCGGGCACTTGCTGCAGTCGTGGATTTCTCCTGTCTCACGTTCCACTCCCTGCTTTCCGTCATAACTTGAGCAGTCCGGCTGCTCGTTTCCGCCACTGTACTGTTCTGCCCAGTATGCATTTACCGGATGATGGTGGAGGATTACTCCTGTGAGTTCCGTGCTCATCACAGGCTCGTCCTCTGTCTCTCCCGGAAGTTCAAATGCCAGACCACCACCGCTCGGAATCTTTGCCCTTTCGAATGGGATACTTCCCAGTCCGTCCATTTCCTCTGCAATCGCCTCCGCCAGTTCTCCGGTCAGCGTGACCAGTTCAAACTTCTTATCCGCTGTTGCTACCTCATTCTTTGCCATGTCTTATTCCTCCATTTCCTCTGCATCTTCTTTGTTATTGTCTGCTTTCTCGAAGCCATCATCCTCTGACGCTCCTGCTTCCTGCTCGTCCATGTATTCTTCCATCGGTGTCGGCTTTCCGCTCTCTCCGTAGTAGAGGTCGTCCATGATCCTCTGTGCCTGTGCTGCCAGTTTGATGGACTCCACAGCTACCTCAATCGCTGAATTGTAAAGGCTGCCGATTACATTGAGGACATCGCCGTCTCCATTCGGCAGGAGTTTTAAGAGGTCATCCATATCTGTCTTGGTGGATTTCGTCTTGCCCTGCAGGGACGCATATCCCTCCGCTGCGATGCCGTATCCCTCATGGCGGTTCTTTACCTTAGTCGGGTGCTGATACTCCATAATCTGCCCCAGTGCGAACTTGGCAGTCGCCTGCATATTCTCTTTAAGGTCACGGTCGCTTTCCAGTGTGATATCAATTTCCATCTGTTCGTAGTCCATCTTTATACCTCCTGTGCTTTCTTTGCTCTGTTCAGAGCCTGTAATGCTTTTTTACTTGCTTTTGCTTTATAGATTCCGATCTTTGAATAGATATTAAGACATTTCTCAAGCTCTTCTGGTAATCCTTCGCCATCCGGTAACTCTTCCTCAAAAGCCTTCATAGTAGACTGCAACGTTTTTGCATTAACATTTTCTTTTATGATTGATCCCAATCCCTGTTCTCTTAATACTTCGAAAAACTCTATCCCCTCCTCTTCTTTCAACTGCTCCAATTTTTCCTCTGCTTTCTTCGAATACATCTTGGTTTCCTGTAAGGAATATGTGTATCCATCTACGATAGTGCTCGGCTTCTCGTTATCCACCATTATCTGCGCTATCTCCTGCTCCATTTTTTCTTTTGTAGCATTATTCGACTTCGTCTGATCCTCCAGTTCCTTTTTCTTTTCGAGAATTTTGTTATACTCTCTGATTTTTGTGTCCAGGATCTCATTGATTGACTGAACTTGTTTCTTTGTTTCCATGTTGTTGCTCCTCCTTTGGTTTTATAATTCATTTCCCCACTGGTCCCAACCGTCACGCTCCGCCCTTGCGAAGAGTTCCAGTTTCTTTGCCTGTGGGAAAAATGTTTCTAACATCTGATAGGCGCATTCCGGCTTCTGGCTGTGATGCCGTTTACTGTTCTCTCTGAGTACCGTAGAGAATGCTCCACGCTTGTCCTTGTCCGGGAGGATGATATTTCCCTTCTTGTAGAACCAGAGCAGGTACTCATGTGCGAAGCGCACCGTGTAGGCGGGTGCCGGTCCGTTGCCCTTATCCCATATCAACCTTGCGTGGAGTTTATATCCAAGCAGGCTCATGATTTCCTCTGTTTGCGGCAGGTACTTGTCTATCGTCCACATGAATACATTGTGCTTTTCATTCATGAGTTCGTTTGTGACATAGCGGTGCAGTTCCATAATTCCGGGGATGTCCATTGTCTCGTATGGTACTGTTGTTCCGGTGCTGTTCGGTCTGGCCGCTTTCTTTCCGCCCCTGCCTTGCTGCCACGGTGGGTCCGTGTAGAGGATGTCATATTTACTTTCCGGATTAAAAATATCGATCTTTGCCATTGCGATACCTCTCGTCCTGCTGTTCCTGGTACTCTTTCATTGTTGGACGTTTTCCTTCTAAATCATCCCATGTATATAAGCAATGATTCTCGTCCTGCCAGTTTGCTTTGTAACAATTCCTGCAAGTACATCTTCCCGACAGCCATCTCATTTCTCCCCAGTATTCTGGCTTACCGCACTGCTTGCAGATTACGATTTTGTCCATATTAATCACTCCAATTCTTCGATGAGGTTTCTGATTTCCACCTGCGCTTCTGGCGGAAGTTTTTCAGCGTAAATGTCATACCATCTATTGAATTTATCCTTTAAGGTCATAACACTGGCGCATGGTATTTCCATAAGTGTTTTAATACGCTTTTCCTTTTCCTCTTTAAGCAGCTTCGCTACTCCGGATGGAACTACTACCGGATTTCCACCATATGCTTTGACTTTTTTCACATCTTCCTGTGAGTCTACTGGGATGGAGTATGGCTGTGGATTTTGACTATCAAACGATTCTATTAGCATTTCCTGTACTTTTTTCACATCGTTTTTGTAAGTATTGAACTCAAAATGATATACATCATCCGCACGTTCCTCAATCATTTTCCTAACCTGCTCTATTGGAATGTCTCCCTTTACCATTGCTTCAGCAATCATAAGAGATGTAATTTCTTCAACATTCCAACTATCGCAAGTCTTTCGGTCACGCTCCAGTCGTATGTATTTAGGCTTGAAGTTGTACCCGTATTTCAAATCACTGTTGCAATCCACGAACAATCCATTGACATATACTTCTCCGGCATATTCTTCATCCAAGATAATTTCGCCGTACCCTGTCTCGGCTTTGCTATAATCGCAGTTCTCCAAATGAAGCCACACCTTGTATAAATTATTGAATTCCTCGTGTGTAACATTTCCAACTTCGATACATAAACCAGAGTTATCTGTATCATGCTTGTACACATAAAATGCGAGGATCTTTTCCAACCATTTTTCAGAGTTTTTAAATCTGGACTCCCAGATTTCCCCTTTTTCATTGTTGTAAATCGTGAAGGTTTTCCCCAGTCTGTTCAAAACAAGAGCAGCAATTTTATACCCTTCTCCAAACTGTCCAACTGTGTCCTCATTGTTTGCTTTGCTGCTTCGTCCTAAAAGCAGGGTATTTATCTTAAGGACAGATTTTTGATTTACAAGTCTGAGTGTTTTTTCTTTTCCGTTGTAAATGATCTGGAACTTATTCTCCTTATCCAGTACCTCTTGGTCTGTGCCATTCTGGATTAATTCTCTAAGCGCATCATTAAAAGTCCAATCTGACACATAATTTGGTGTCAGTGTTAATTCATAGCATTTTGCATCTATATCTTTCTTCATTAAAAATAATCCCTCCATGTATCCACGACTGTTTTTGCCAGATCCTCTTTCTTTGCCAGTGCTTTCAGCACCACTTCGTCTATCGTTCCCTCTGTGATGAGGTGGATATAAGTGCAGGCATTCTTCTGCCCGATACGGTGGATTCTGGCAAGGCTCTGACTATATGCTGCATAGTTGAAGTTGACCGAATAATACACACAGGTGTCTGCGGCCGTGAGTGTGATTCCCAGTCCTGCGGTATCGATCTGTGCAAGGAATACCATCGTTTCCGGGTTCGTCTGGAAGTCCTTGACGATGTCGCCCCTGTCCTCCAGTTTCACATCTCCATAGATTTCTCCGTAGCGGAGTTTCTTCTTTTTCAGCATCTGCCCGATGATGTCTATCTCCGGTCTGAAACGTGCGAAGATTACCAGTTTCTTTCCTGCGTCCACCACATAATCGTCCACGATTTCTTCCAGTGCGTTCAGCTTGCCCTTGCTGACCAGTTCCGGCTTTTCCTCTCCGTCTGCCACTAAAAATCCACCAGTGAACTGCTGAAGGCGAAGCAGCTTTGTCAGCACGGTCGTTGCGCTGATCTGCCCGCCGCTTTCCAGTTCTGCGAAACTCTCACGCTTGATGCGGTCGTAGATGTTCTTTTCCTTTGCCGACATCGTTATATATCTCTGCAGGAATGTCTGCTCCGGCAGGTCGAGTGCTTCGTCCTTGGTCACTCGGTATGCGATGGAGTGCTCTTTCTGGATTAACTGGTCGAGGTCTTTGTATCCCACGATCTGGTGTCTGTTAAATCCGCCCATGATGGCATATCTGTTTCGGAACTGATAGAAGTTCGTTCCGAAGATTGTCGGGTCAAGGAAGCGGTACTGGCTATACAGGTCGATTGCATTATTCTGTACCGGAGTTCCGGACAGGATAAGTTTGTACTTTGCCTGGTCGCCCAGTTTGTGCATTGCCTTGGACTGCTCTGCATCGTGGCTCTTGATTCTCTGGCTCTCATCGCAGATGATCATGTCTGCGTTCCATTCATACAGTGCGTCAAAGATGCCTTCTCTCCATGTGGATTCGTAATTGATAACGGCTACCTTTAATGCCTTGAATGGGAAGTTGTCGAGATCGTTTAACAGCTTCAGCCTGCGGTTCTTGTCTCCGAGCAGTACCTTGATGTTTACCTTGAAGTCTGCAAATTCTGCGAAGTCCTTGGGCCATACGGAGCAGACGGAGGTTGGTGCTACCACCAGTACCTTTTCCACCTTACCCATCTGGTAAGCCGTGCCTGCTATCATGATTGCTGTTAGCGTCTTTCCGCATCCCATTTCAAAAAGCAGACCGAAGCCTTTATGCGTTTCTGCCATTGGTTTTTACCTCCTTCCTGTGATTTTCTTTTGCTTTGCGGTGCTCCAAATCTCGCACCATCCTGTTCCAACCTGCCTCCTGCTGCTTGGTTGCTGCGGGGTTGCGACAGGATATGTAATCTCTGTTATTTCTGCTCATCTGCATCCTCCTCGCTTAGTATCATGGCAATGCCTTCCATCACAAACATTGCACACGGAAGTGCTATGCCGTTGCCCCACATCTTATATTTGGCTGAGTCGCTCTCCGGGTTTTTCAGCCATTTGCAGATCTGGTTGTCTGTCTTTTCCTTTTTGCTCTCGCCCATGGCTTCCATCTGCGCTCGGAACACCTCTCGCCAGTGATCGATATCTTCCTGCGTTGGCTCTGTTATCCCCAGTTCCTCTGCCCAGTTATCTGGGAAGCCTTGCAGTCTACAGCATTCCAATGGTGTGAGCCTGCGGATGATGTACTCCCAGAGAATGAGGTCGGTGCTGTCCTTATAATCCCTGCGTTTCAGACAGGAGGCTTTCTCCGATTCCTCATATTCCCCGATTGCTTGTTGTGCGAAGCATGCTACTCCGTGCCTGTCTGCGGCCGTGAGTGTGTTGGCAGGTGCTCCCGGTTCTCCGATGCCAAGTCCATTGGCAGAGCCGTCATTGTTTCTGGTATCTCCGCCGCCCTTGTATCGGGTTGCCTTATCTGCTATCGGGATTGGGTCGAATAAGGTCTGCGTGTTGTGTGTACTGAGCGTTGCGCTCTTATCTGTCTGCATCAATGCTCCCTTACCTCCTCCCTCACATCCGCTTCTGATCTGCAATGTGATTGGCTGAGGATGAGTGGTACATTGCCCCCCCCGGTGCCCATGCGACTGGTCAGCGTTGGTACATTACCGTCCTCCGCTATCGTCACTCTGCTGTCCTGTGGGTGGTTTTCCAATACGATGGGTACATTGTTACCGCCGGTCCCCATCTTTGTTGTGAGCGTGGGCGATACCTCGCTCTTATCAGCTACCCTGCGTCTGTCGCTGATGTCATAGCACTCGACATCATCTGTGCCTGTCTTATGAGTGCCAGTCTTAATATCTCCGGCAGTTCTTTGCCACGCTTCTCGGCTCTCCGTAAAATTCCCAGACAAGCCTTCTCGCTCAAATAATATTTTTGGTGCGGTGTTTCCTCCAAAATCTGCGACAAGGTAGATACGCTTTCTTCTTTGGGGCACTCCCCAGTATTGGGCATCAAGCACTCGCCAAGCGATGGTGAAATGGTCGCCCATGATGTATCCGGCTGTCTGCCATTTTCCCTTCGGAGGGAGAGGTACATTGGATTCTTCATCTGTGATGCTGACGATTTCTTGGAGGACTGCCTGGAAGTCTTTGCCCTTGTTGCTACTGAATGCTCCGGGCACGTTCTCCCAGACCATGTATCTCGGTCTGATCTGCGTTCCTGTTCTGCCTGCTGCTCTGTCACTTTCTCTCATCTCCTTTATGATCCGTATCTGCTCACGGAACAGATTGCTTCGTGAACCGTCCAGACCCTCACGCTTTCCGGCTATGCTCATGTCCTGGCATGGAGAGCCGCCTGCGATGATGGTCACTGGCTCTAAGTCTGCACCGTTTAATTTATTGATGTCTCCGAGGTGTTTCATTTCCGGGAAGTTCTTTGTGGTTACCAGTATCGGGAATGGCTCTATCTCGCTTGCCCATATTGGTCTGATTCCGAATATCGATCCTGCCAGTTCAAAGCCACCGCTCCCGGAGAACAAAGACCCCATTGTTATTTCCTGCTTCATCTGCTCCACCCCAGTTTCTTTCCGCACCAGTGGCAGTGCGTATGATTTCGGGAGGTTCTCTTTCCGCAGGCAGGGCAGCAGTAAAAGTCCATACCTCTTTTGATTACTGGTGCTTCTGTCTCGTATTTTTCAACCATCCGCTTATGCTCATCTGTCATGCTCTGGTAATCGTACACGATGTCCATTGCCTGTGTGAGTGCTTCCTCTATTCTTTCTGCCATCTCCACATCTTTTGGGTCGCCCTCAGTTATCTTCTGCGAGTATTCTGTCTGCGCTTCCTTCAGAAGTGGGATGATCTCCGTTTCCTTGATATGTATCACTTCTCCGCCTCCTTTGGTTTCGGTGGGTCTACCAGTCCGAATGTCATGAGTGCCATGTTGTATCCTCGCACCTGGTGCGTGAATGGCGACACTTTGACTGGCGGTGGGATGAGCGGCTCTGGCTTCGGGTTCATGCGTTCCCGGTCGACTGCTGCCATTACTTCGTTCAGCTTCTTTCGCTCTGCTTCGATGGACGGTGGCAAGTTTACCAGTCCTGCCAGTCTGTTCAGCAGTTCGATGTCAGCCGGTCCGCTTAGTGTCTGCGTCTGCCTGCTCCACTTCATCTTTCCCCAACTCTTTATGATTGTGAACTGGACATTGTCTGCTTCTCTTATGAGTATCTGTCCGTCCTTCATTGCCATTTTCATTGTTGGTTACTTCCTTCCTGTTAGTCCGTGTTTTCTTCGTATTCGTCTCTGGATATTACTCTTACCTTTTCAACCGGGACGTGGCAGAACTGCGCCATGCCTTCCTTCTGGCTCTCTGCGTATTTCGTGAAATCAGCCTTCTGTAATCCGCTGAGTGAAATATCTACAATCGTTGCTGCGTATCCGACTGTGCCTTCTCCACCATATATCTCTGCGTCCTTTACCTCGAAGTAAATTCCGAGCGACATTGTTATATTGTCCATGCTTGCTTCCCCTTCCTGCGGCCGTTCATCTATTCTTCCGTGTAGAATGTGTGGTTACCGTGTGTGAATAATTTTTTCAGTGTGGTGTTGTGCCATGTGGTTTCATCCGTGGTTCTCTCGAAGTATGTCGCTCCCCGGCTCTCATCCCAGTGCTCTACCTGCACCATTTCCAGTGCCCGGTAGCAGTCTGCGTCCGGTTCTACCCTGTCGTATCTTCCATTTTCGTATGCTGCGAACTGGGTATCCTCTGTGATCACTCCCTCGATGGTATCCGGGAAGTCATCGCTCCATACTCGGTTCAGCACTACCAGTATGACCAGTGCCTTGCCCTCGGTGTCCTCGCCCTCTACTTCCGCCATGGCGATTTTCGCTAATCTGTAGGAGTCATCTGCATCCCAGTCCAGACTGCCGATTACTGCGGTCGTTGTCGGTACTGGTGTCTCGGTGCTCTGGAGGATTGCGTTGTAGTAGGATTGTTCCTCTGCCTGCTCTACTGCCTTGTATGCGTCACGCTCTTTGCACATCTGCTCATATTCTTCCTGTGTCAGCCATGTGTCCGAGCCTTCCACCTGCACCATGCCTATGTGGTTTTCCTCTATGTACTCGCTCCAGTCCGGCATCGGTTCGTTTGCCCATGCGATAAACAATCCGACAAACATTCCCGCTCCCACTATTACCGCTACTGCATCCCCTGCTATGCGCTTCAGCTTTCTTTTCAGAATTCGCTTCTGTCTCCTACTGAGTTTCAAATCGTCATGCACCTCCTGCTTACTTCTCGACTGCTTCCAGTCTCTTTTCCTTCCTGTTGTAGAGGATCATCTCTTTCTCATCCTCTGAATGGAGCATATAGTCATCTGGGTTCATTCCCTTCTTGACCAGTATCTCTTTCTGATTCCTTGTCAGTTTCTTTGGCTGTTTCATATACTCTCTCCTTTATACTTACTTGACTTTTACCAGTACCTCATTATGCTCTCTAGGCTTCTTGGGTCTGGCATGGAACAGGTTCTCCAAGGCTTTGAAGAGTAACTGTTCCGTTCATGCTCCCTGAGTATTCTTTGGGGTAGCTGTACTAGTCGCCTGCAGTGCGGTCTTTTTCATTCCCCGCTACCGAGTGTTAAATCGCACCCACGCATCCATGCTCTCGGTATTCTCTCTCTGCGTGTTTCTCATCTGCCTCCGAACCGTTGTTGTTTTACTTGGGTCTGCGTTCCCTACCCCAATTACGACAGCTATTCATGCAGGCTCATGTCCTGCTGCCGGAGCGATTTACTGCGGCGGCTCGCTCCTACCTATCGGTTTTTATCCTGGTCGATGCTTGCCAGTGTGTTTCTTCGGTATTCAGTTTTTAGGTGTGATGCATACGCATCGTTCTGTTTTCTTGGTATCTGTCGCCTGCACCGGGCAGGTGTAGTTGATCTTGCCATTGTCAGTGCTGCTTCGGAGCATTCCGCTTTCGTACAGGTGCTTCCTTGCGTATCTGGCACTCACTCCCTTTGTGCTACAGAAGTGATTAAACTCTGGAACTCTGATACGGTATTCTCCGTCCTCCAGTTCCTTGCCCTTGGTCAGTTCTGTTACAAAGGCATCTGTGTCAATCAGTGCGGCCTGCTTATCCAGTGCTCTCCATTCCGCCAGTTCATCAAGTCCGTTGATGTCAACCTGCGCCTTGCTGAATACATCCAGTATCATGGGGATTCTTTCATCCGGGGCCGCTGCCAGTATCTTTGCTATCTGTA